GAATCAAAATATGCAATGGTTCTAGAAGCACCTGGAAAAACAGAAATAGAGGAAAATATACCTGTAATTGGAACTGCTGGTAGACATCTTTGGGATATGGCAGAACATTTTGGTTATAAACGAGAAGATTTTCTTATAATAAATTCAGTAAATTGTAGACCTGTTGTTGGAAATAAAAATGGTAAACCAACTTATTTCCAAACAGAACTTTGTAGAGATTGGGTAAGAAAATATCTGAAGGTTTTTAAGCCTGAAAAAATGATAATTTTCGGTGCATATGCTTTGTTTACATTATTGAATAAAAATGGTATAATGAAAGAATCTGGTAGTGTTGAATTTGATGAAGAGTTTGATACACCTATTGCAAAAAGTATTCATCCAGCAATGATTATTTACAATAAAACTAGAGGAAAACAAATGCTTTATGATGGATTTCAGGCATTTAAGGAAATTTAAATGGGTAAAAAGATAGAATAGAAGAAATAATAAGGGGTGATTAAAATTTTCAAGAATATTTTTTATAATACGAGACAAAGTACAATTCATCTTTGGGAACAATACAAAGGTAAAGATATGTATACAGAAATTCCTTGGTGTCCATATGTTTTCCTTAAAACACCTGGTGGAAACTTTCAAACAATTGATGGTTTTCCAGTTGCTAAAAAACAATTTTCATCATATAATCGATATTGGAATTACTGTAAAGATAAAAATAATACCTTTGAAGATAAAGTAAAACCAGAAATTCAATTTTTGGCTGAACGATATCATGGTATCGAAGATGATAAAATTGAAGTTCCAAAATTGAAAATCTATTCTCTTGATATTGAGACTCACCTTGGGCAAGGTTTTCCATCAATTGATAAGGCTGATGATCGTGTTACTTTAATTTCTATCTATGATGTAAATCGGAAGAAAGCAATCACGTTTGGTGATAAAGTTTATAATGGAAATCGCAAAGATGTACTTTTTATTTATTGCGAAAATGAAGTTCAATTGCTTACCAAATTTTTTAAATTTATGAATAAGTATCCATGTGATGTCGTAACCGGCTGGAATATTTATGGCTTTGATTTACCATATATCATTAACAGATGTAAGAATTTATTTGGAGAAGAGACTAAAGAATATACACTCCTGTCTCCAATTAAAGTTGTAAGAACATGGCAATCTCAAGAAGGAAATATGAATGTTGATATTGCTGGTGTAGCGGTCTTGGATTATATGGATTTGTATAAATGGTATGCAACAGACAAGCTTGAATCTTATAGTCTGGATTTTGTGGCAACACATGAACTCGAAAAGGGTAAATTAGATTATTCTGAATACAAAGATTTAAAAGAATTGTATGACCAGAATTGGAATAAATATGTTGATTATAATATAATTGATGCCTTGCGAGTTGTGCAGCTTGAAGAAAAATGTGGTTATATCAGACTTGTTCAAGCATTATCCCTATTAACCAAATGTCCTATGAAATACTATCATACTATGACTCAGTTGATAGAAGGATGTTTGTTAACATATTATCGAAGAAATGGTCTAGTTGCTCCTCATTTTTATGGAGGAACACAAGAGTCATATCCTGCTGCCTATGTGAAAGAACCTCAAAAAGGCAAGCATAGTTGGATTGTGGATTTAGATATTACATCTTCATATCCAACAGCTATCATTACTTTAAATATGTCGAATGAAACATATTTTGGTCGAATACAAGGATTAACAGAAGACCTTATTATGGATTATACTAAGAAGAGGGAATTCCCACCATTTGAAATATTTAAAGAAATTGGTCCTGTAAAAATGAGTGGCAGAAAACTAGACCATTTCAATCATGCTTTGAAGAAAAGACTTCTATGTATTGCACCTTGTGGTTCGGTCTTTTCAACAAAGGAGCCTGGAACTATTGCAACAGTTCAAAGAGCTATTTTCAAGAAGCGAAAAGAAGTCAAAAATCATATGATTAAACTCAAGAAATCTCTTCCTGTTTTGAGAGATGAAACATTAAAAAATGCTAAAGAAAAAGTAAATCAATTATTTGATTTTCAATATGCTCTTAAAATTCTACTTAATGCAACATATGGAATTATGGCTGTTCCGTATTCCAGGTATTTTAATCCAAATATTGCAGAAGCTATTACATCTTGTGGTAGACAAACAATTAAAGCCGGAGAAAGATATGTTAATCAGTTCTTACAACAAGAATGGGTGAAAAATCAAGATTTTGTAAATTTGATTGGAGAAATTAGTGAAGACCCATTCTTTGAAAATCCACCAAAGAATGATGAAGATCATGTTGCGTATATCGATACTGATTCAGTTTTTATTCGTTTAGGAGATTTTCTAAAATACGTAGTAGGTGAAGCATGGGAAAAACTTGATGATAAAAAAAAGATAGGCTTTATAATGAGAATTTCTGCTATTATTGAGGATTATGTTAATGATCGTGTTTATCGAAATGTACAGAGAATGGCTTATAATTCTGCTATTGAAGATTTCAGAATCACCTTTAAACAAGAGATAGTTGCTAAGTCTGCATTATTTGTGAAGAAAAAGAAATATTGTTATTGGTGTGTTAACGATGAAGGCGTTCCATGTGATAAGGTAGAAGTTACTGGACTTGATGTGGTGAGATCAGATTCATCAGAAGCAATTAGAGTACGCTTGAAGGATGTATTGGAAATGATAATTAAAGATGCACCTGAAGGAGATTTGATTAAGAAAATCAGTAAATATAAAAAAGAATTGAAGAATGTATATCCTGAAGAAATTGCTGCAAGTTTGGGTGTTAAGAATCTCAAAAAATACATTATCAATGGAAAAATAATAAAAGGAACACCATGGCATGTTAAGGGTGTTGCTAATTATCGATTTTTATTGAAAGAATTAGATATCGAGAATAATTATGAGAATATTTTCAATGGAATGAAAACCAAGGTTGTTTATGTGAAAAGAAATCCATATAATATTACTACTGTTACATTTCTAAGATGGCCGAAAGAATTTGATAGTTTGTTACAGATTGATTATGATATCATGATTGAGAAATTTTTTGTCAAGAAAATTAGGCTGTTATTGGAGCCTATGAACAAAGTTAACCTATTGGATGAAACAACTAAAATAGCTATAGAAACTTTCTTTGGCTCTATTAAACAAGATGTAGAAAAAGTATTAGAAGGAGAAAAAAATGGCTGAGAAAAAAGATGATGCAAATGAACCAAGAATTATTCTTGTGCAAGGTATGGTCAATGAGGAACTAACAAAGAAAGTTATTGAGAAACTTCTGAAATTCCAGAATATAAATGTAATGGAAGAGGTTACAATGATTGTTGATAGTTATGGTGGATATGTGGATTCTATGTTTGCGATAACTGATATGATGGATATTATGACTTATGATGTTAGGACAATATGTGTAGGAAAGGCAATGAGTGCCGGAGCATTTATTTTTACATGTGGTACTAAGGATAAAAGATTCATGACTCGAAAAGCACAATTGATGTATCACCAGATTTGGAGTTGTCAACATGGAACACTTTCAGATATTGATATTGAGGTTGAAAATACTAAGCATATGCAGAAATTATTGATTGATGAAGTTGCTGCTAGAAGTAAGATGAATTCAAAACAAGTTGAAAAATTAATAGACCGTGATGCTTATGTTTATCCACAACAAGCCATAAAATTAGGTCTTTGTGATGGTATAATTAAACGAATTAATGCTTGACAAGGATGGTTAAATATGTTAATATTGAAGACGTATATAAACAAAAGACAGATTGATGAAATTTGGATTCATAATACTGGGGAAAAACTAGGAAAGAAATATATTTATCGATTGATTGAACCAAATACTGATAAAGAAATCACATCGGAACATTTTAATCTAAGAATTAATCATAATCGGGATAAAGGTTGGAAACCATTAGCAAAAAAAGCATTAGAATTGCTTGAAAGGATTAAAAATGGAAAATATGGAAAAAACTAAACTATTCAGATGGTTATTCAGATGGTCTCCTATTTCTATTTTCCTTATGGTTATGATATTTCTGTGTGGTTCTATCGTTTATATGAATCATTTTCACAAGAAGATAGAAACAAAACCAGAAAAAAAACCTGATGTGATTGTTAGTACTGAAAAACCAGAAAAAAAACCTGATGTGATTGTCAAGTTGACGGGTCTTTCTTTAAGAGATAGAATGATTGTTAGTACTGAAAAAAGTGAAACAAGAACACTTGTTTCATTAATTGTGAAACTACAACCTCAAATAGAACCAGTAGTAGCAGAATATATTTCTAATAGTGTTTTGAAATATTCAGAGAAATTTAATCTTCCATCTGAATTAGTACTTTCTGTTATCAAGGAAGAATCCAGATTTAGAATTCTGATTACAAGTAAAAAGGGTGCCAGTGGTCTAATGCGATTTTACGGGAATATTATGATAAAACCAAATCTGTAGAAAAAGCATTATATAAATATGTTGGTGGAAATACTCAAAATTCTAGTAAATATGTGTCTAATATTTTAATAAGTGTTGCCACAATTTTAATTGATGGAAAAATGATTAATAAATGATAACAGAATTTTATGATGAAATCTGGATATATCGTCTACTTGAAGATAGAACAATAAAGAAGATAATAAAAAAGAAATGTCGAAACAGATAATCAAGAAAAGTAAACCATACTGTATATTCTGTGAGGCTACAGATGTTTGGTTATACTGCTCTTACAAAGGAGAGGGCATCTGTGAGACTTGTATCAAGTTGGCTGCTCTTTCTTTAAGAGATAGAATGATGTGTCTAGAAGAGGTCAAAATGATAACAGATTTAACTCACTCCTGCTGCAAAAGCAATAGCAAGTTCTCTAGCTTCATCATCTGATTTAAGTGTGAATGGTACTTCCTTTTTAAAGCTTTCTCGTCCAACATAGTCCTTGGTTTTAATAGTATCACCTTTCTTGTATCCATAAACTGCTCGATGACTCCAGCCATACCATTTTCCATCTGCTTCTGATTTACCGAATGATGTCACATCTGAATTTGGTCTTTTCTCACCTTTAATTAATAACCAATCTTTGAAATTTACTTTAGATTTTCCATTTGAATATCGGGGAAGGTTTTTGAATGATCGATCTTTAGGAGCGATAGCTGTATTATGAAACATAATGGTCTTGAAAGTTTTTTCTCTGTTGGTTTTAGGATTTAATTTTTTCTCTTTATGTTTGTGTAACATTGGAATTTTATAAAGATTTACAAATTTATCGAATTTCATTTTTTATTCCTTTTAAGGTTTTCCATCTTTTTTATTTCTACCTCTTCAAAGGGTAACGCATATATATTTTCACGATTAATATATCAGTTTTTCATGATTTTTTTCATTAAAAATTAAATCATATACTTCTTGTCAGTTGGTTTGCACGTGAAGACATAAAACATGATGTCACTTTAAGCGTCTGTGATGTAAATTATAGTGCAGTAGATGTTGCCAAGATCAATAAGAACTCCGATGTCCAG